ACCAAACTGGCAGTGATTATCAGACCACTTCAGGGTACGACCCTAACTTTTTTACTCAAAATACAAATAATACTCAAAATTATATAGATAGAGATACTGGCTATAATACTGACACATTCCCTTCAACGAAGTTTGACAGTCAAGAAGATATAGACTTAAAGGCAAATACCCAAGTAGAAGACTACAATAAGAGATTTGAAATTGAAAACACTGAAACTACTGAAGAAACTCCTGTAGTAGATGATGATGAAGAACTTATTAATGATATGCTTGGCTATGCTATGAGAAATAGATTTGGAGGATGGGGAGGACCAACAGGCAAAGCTTATCAAATACCTATGATGAATTCAGCTAAAAAAGGATTAGAGTATTAATGACATACGAAGAACTATTAAATAGTGTTTCTAGTTATTATGGCTCATCTCCTGAGTTACTAGAAAATTCTATGGACAGAATAGCTTATCACGAGTCAAAAGGAAAAAATGTATATCAAGAAGGTGGTGGTCCAGGAGCTGGTTTATTTCAGTATGAAAGAACATTTAAGGACGATGATGGTGTTTATGGTCAAGCTGGAGGTATGACTGCAAGAAATAGGTTGGCAGGTTTTTTTGGAGATAATGTACCAGATTGGTTAAATCAAGAAGGAATGAATAATCCAGAAATAGGGTTTGATGCCTCTAGATTAAACCCAGAACAACAAAAGATGTTGTTTTTAGCAGATAAAAGAATGACACCTAATGTATATATGACACCAGATAAGTTAAGCAATTTAACAGATTTTTGGGCTACAAGTCACTGGAAAGGACCTGAATCTCAATACGAAGATAGAACTGCATCTTTTGACAGAGATATGGAAGACTATAATAAATTTATACAACCTATAGACGATGTATATGCAGGAAATGACAAATTAAATAGAGCTTTTCCTAAATAAATGTACACTATTGATATACACCATAAAGGTGATAAAAAACCTACGTCATATAAAATTTACAACAAAACAGAGGCAGATGACAAAGAAATTGAATACAAAGAGTGGAGAAAAGCTAACGAAGGAGATTACGCCTTATCCGATGATGAATACGTGGCTAAGGTCATCAGCAAGTCCGTATATAAGCCCACTAGCATTTATATTCGTCTTCCCTATGGTTATACTTTTTATAATCCTCGTTATAGCTCCGTTAAGCTTAATGCTTCTGGTAGGAGAGCCAATAATACAATATCTGGCAAGACTCATTGGGAGGTTTTGTCAGGTGGTCAAAAAATGAAGAATTTAGCCATGGTGTATGCACAGACCATGGATTATGACAAAACAATTAATCACGTTCTAGATAATCCTAGTGATAGTACTAAAATCATGTGGAAGAGAAGAATGAAGAAGGAGAAATTCAAAGATATGGTAAGAGATGAATTACAGAAGTTACTTCAAGAGCACGGTCTTACAGAAGCCTATACATTAGAGCTTTTAGAAGAAACTATTAAGAAAGCTAAAGATAAAGGTGATGTTACAAATCTAATGAGGGCTGTTGACAATTTGCAGGATATGCATGGGATGAAAGAAAAACATCTTGTTAAAACAGTAGAATCCTTAGAAGCTACAAGTAATGTAAAATTAATAGATGAGCTTAGAGAACAAGAAGATAAGCTTATTGCAACTAGAACTACAACTAAGGAGGAAGAATGAAGTATAAAAACAAAAAAATTACAGAAGAGATGATGGAAAGTATTTACAATTTGGGGGGACCACCAGAGCCTAATGTTCGAGATATTGTTTCCTTTGTTGAAATAGGAAATAAAATTATGCCGAACAAGTTGGAACAAATAAAAAACAAAGAAGCAGCATTGGCAAATATATCATATTTAAAAGATAGACTTACAAAGCCTATAAACGCTAAACGTGACAAAAAAGGCTCTGATTACAAACCAGGTACAAGAGTCCCTGCTGTAGAAGAATCATTAATGAAAGACGATAATTTAGGATAAGGAGATAATTATGCCAAAAGTAGACGGAAAAAAATATGCTTATACAGATGCAGGTAAAGCTGCAGCTAAAAAAGCTAAAAAGAATAAAAAAAAGAAAAATAAAAAGAATAATAAATATATGGATGTAAATTATTATGGCTAGAAGAGTAAGTTGGAAATGGGGTGGTAAAACATATAGTGGTACTTTTATACGAGAAACTGCGACTAAAATATTTGCTAGAACTCATAACGGAAAAATAAAAAAAATTATTAAAAAGAAGAAATAATGGCAAAATCACCAGCATGGCAAAGAAAAGAAGGCAAAAACCCTAGTGGAGGATTAAATGCTAAAGGCAGAGCTTCTTATAAAGGCGGTACACTTAAAGCTCCTGTTACTCAAAAAAACCCTAAGGGCAAAGCTAAATCTAGAAGAAAAAGCTTTTGCGCTAGGATGTGCGGTATGAAACGTAGATTAACAGGAGCTAAAACAGCAAACGACCCAAATAGCAGAATCAATAAAGCTTTAAGAAAGTGGAATTGTAATTGTGGAAAAGAAAGAGCTAAAGTCTTAAGCAAAAAATAAATGGATTACGAGGATAAATATGAGCAATTACAAGCTCTTAAAAAATTACGTAACAATATGGCTTTGTTTGGAAAGCACTGCTTTCCTACTGCACTTAAAAAGACTACACCTCCATTTCACAATGAGGTGTATGCAGATTTATCAAATGATGATAAACGCAGGGTTCTTATAGCTGCACCAAGGGGTACTGCTAAATCTACAGTTACTACTCTTATATTCCCTTTATGGAAAGCAGCTTTTAAATCAACAACAGATGAATTATTTATAGTTATAGTATCTGAGTCACAAGCTCAGTCTATAAACTTTTTATCACGTATTAAATATCATTTGACACATAGTGATAGATTTAGACAAATATTTGGAGATATGGGACCTAATACAGCTAAAAGATGGACTCATACAGATATAGTGCTTGCCAATGGTACTCGTATGATAGCTGTTGGTACAGGACAAAGAGTTAGGGGTTTTATTGAAGGTGATACAAGACCTAACCTAATTATAGTAGATGACTTTGAGTCAGAGTTAAATGCATATACCCCAGAAGCTAGAGCTAAGAATAGAAAGTGGATTACAGAAGCAGTTATACCTTCTTTGTCTGATGAAGGGAGGATTGCCATGATTGGCACTGTAATATCAGAAGATTGTTTTTTATGTTGGGCAAAAGAGTCAAGTGCTTGGAATGTACTATGGTTTTCTATTTGGGATGATGACGAAAAGAGTATTTGGCCAGAAAGATTTCCACGAGACAGGATATTGGCCATAAAGGATGAATTTTCATCCGTAGGGAATATTAATGGATTCTATCAAGAATACATGAATATAGCCCAATCTCCTGAAGATGCACCGTTTCAACCAGATTGGATTAAAATGCATCATTATGATTACGAAAGAATACAAGGTCAAAATTGTTTAGTTAAAAATAAAGGATTAGAGAATGAAGAAATCAAACCTGTGGAATTATATACTGGGGTTGACCCTGCAAGCTCTTTGTCTGCTAGGGCTGACTATTTTGTTATCACTACTGTGGCAATTGATTCAGATAATAATAAGTATATAGTAGACATATATAGAAATAGAATATCTCCAGCACAACAGCCTCAGATAATAATAGATACTTATAAAAAGTTTAAACCAAGAAGAATAAAGGTGGAAACTGTTGGTTATCAAGAAGCTTTAAGAACTGCTGTTAGAGAGTTGATGAGAGAAGAAAACTTATATATACCAGGCCTTGAGTCTGGTGTAAAACCTAGAAATAGTAAATCAGAAAGGTTACTATCACTTGTACCATTGTTTGCAAAAGGTACTTTTTATTTCAGACCAGAAGATATTAAAGCTCAGCAAGAGTTTTTGTCATATCCTAAAGGAAAACACGATGATATTATGGATGCGATATGGACAGCATTAGATGGTGCAAAACCTTGCAGAAGAAGTAGCTTTGAAAAATTATCTGATGAAGACTGGAGAAATAATAAGAAA